TCCTCGCGCGAACGCGGGGGGCGATAGCCGCCCCGATCTGCGGCACTGAATACCAGCGCGATTGGACCACCGTGCCGCCTGCCCAAGTCACGTCCCATACGCCACCCCACGGGTCGCCTGTGCCGCCGGTCATGTTGCGCAGCGTCAGGTTTTCGCGCGCGGTGTAGTCGGCATCGACACTCACGCCGATGCCATAGTCGGCGTTGATCGCGAGCACCGGCTGCATGAGCTTGATGTGCTTCTTGCGACCCCGGTTGCCGAGGTAATTGTATGCCTGTCGCGCGTCGCTGAATATCGGCTGGCCGTTGTCGTCATAGCCGGTGTCGGCCTTGACCACGATGCCGTTTCCGCCCCAGTAGAGCGTGTCGCGCGCGACCGCGAAGCAGAACGCATTCCATCCCGTGAACCGGCACCAGGCGCCGGTCTCGGTGTTCATCACGTACTGGTAGCTGGCGCGGTCCTCGCTGGTAGGCACGTTCACGATGAGCTTGGTGCCCTTCGGGAACGCCATCACTTCCCAGCCGTAGCGCGAGCCGTGCGTCACGATGTCCGAGTTGATGAGCGTGCGGATCTTGTCGCTGACAGACAGGCCCTCGGAGCGGTTCTGTGCCGCGATGGCCTTGCGCAGCGGATACACACCATCCGCGCAAAGCACGACGGCATCCGAGCCGCGCTTCTCCCAGCAGCGGTTGCCCTTGATGACCGGGTAGCCGATCTCAAAGAACGCCGCCAACTGCCAGTCGGCTGCGGTGGCCGGATCGGTGCCCGTGTAGACCGCGATCTCGCCTTCGGTCGACAGGAACCCGATGTAGTCGGTCAGCGAATCGGACGAGTCCGTGACCGTGATGATGCTGTTGAGCGAACCGCCCTTCTTGAACAGCGCGCCAAGGTGCAGCCGCGTCGCCGCGCCAGACTTGGTGTCGGCGGCAAGGTAATACACGTCAAACGAGTCCTTGACGCCGTAGAACAGGCGCTTGGCGTACACGCCCACGGTGAAGTAGTTGGCCGGCGTGCCGCCCGTGGTGCCGGACGAGCTCCACGCCGAGCCATTGTACTCAAGCGGCGTGTCCGCGCCGTTCACGGCCGTCAGGAACGTGCCTCCGGTCGTGGTGAACACCGCGTAGTCGAATCGCGTGGACGTGAGCGCCTGGACGGTGGGGCCGGAGCCGCCGACGACCGCCGTCGAGACGGCGCCCGACGACGTGCCGTCCATGATGGAGTACGTGGAGCCGTTCTTGATGCACGGGAAAATCTTGGTCGCCGTCGGCCCGGTGTACACGAGGATCGACTGGCAAAGTCCCGTGAACGTATTCCACGAATCGTAGCCGCCTCGAGTCACAACGTCTGTCGAGCGCGGGAACCAGTTGTCGAGCATTACGGCATCCTGCGCCGGCATGTTCGCCACTGAGTCGCGCGCGTTCAGTCCACCGATCGGCGCAGGCAGCGTCGTCGAGCGCGACTTGATGCCGCCCGGCTTGACGTAGACTTCCTGCGGACGGCGCATCACAGCGACCAGTCACCGAGCGGGATGACGATGCCGGCGCGGAACTGTTCGCCCGGACCATCCATCTGCAGGCGCGACTTCGACCCGTCGTTTCGGATTGCAGACGCTACCAGCGCCTCGTAGGACGCGAATTCTTCCGCGTAGCTCAGGCCCTTCTTGCGCAGCCACCGCCATTCAAGCCCGGCCAGCAGCAAGTCCTGATCGAACACCAGCGTGTCGGCATCGCTCTCAATGTTCTCGACGCGCTCCTGGCTGCTGGTCGACGGCAGCACGAACCATTTCGTGTAGTACTGGAAATGGATGCTGTCACCTGCTGTCGGAGCGGGTGTGATGACAAGCAGTGAGTCGCCGAAGTTGAGTTCGCCAGACAGCCTGTACTCGGAGTATGGGCCAGCGACGTTCAGCATCTTGCGCGCCTGCCAGCGACGGTTCGACGTGGGGCCGTATATCGGCAACTGGCGCGTCGAGTTCCACATCGTATCGTTCACGATGCCCTTGACGCCATAGAACGTCGCGCCGCAGCAGTCACGGAGGGTGCCCTGGGACGTGGTGGCGACTGCCGTGAACGCGGCCTCGGAGCGCATGAATGACCAGTCGTGCCGAGACGCTAGCGCGCGGCACTCCTGATTCAGCAGTTCGACCATCTGCAGCGCGCCCTCGTCGGTCGAGCCGACGGCGGTGGTGGGCGCCGTGATACCGACCGCGCGGCTGACCCGCTGGATCACGTCGAGGACAACGGCGGTCATGGTCTACCTCACTTGCGCTTGCGCGCGGCCTGCGGCGGCTCGTCGTCCCCCAGCAGGTCGCTTGCGGTGATCTCGTCGGACGACGCTTCGGCGACGGCACGCTGTCCCGGCGACGCGGTAGCTGCCTCGAACATGGCGCGCAGTTCGGCATTCTGCCGCGTGAGTTCCGTCACCTGCCCGCGCAGGGAATCGTTCTCGCGCTTGAGCGCCGCGTTCTCCTGCGTCAGCGGGCCCTTGTCGTTGACCTGCATCAGCCACGCACGCGCCTTGTTCTTCATTTCGACCGCGCCCATGCCGATGCGCTTCATGCCCTCGTCGTTGACGCCAGCCAAGTCCTCGACCGTCAGGATGTTGATGCGGACCAGCGCCTCCACTTGCGCTGGCGTGAGCATGCCCCAGGTGCGGATCGCAGTGCCGGTCGGCGGCAGTTCCTGGCCGTTCTTCCACGCCTGGTAGTGCTTTCGGTACGCATCGACCCACGCCTGCGGGATGCGGCCCTTCTTTGCGTCGATGTCGAGTTGCGGGAACCACGACTCGACTTTGATCTCGATCACGTCCTTGGAATACATGGGCGTGATGAGGGCGTAGTCCACGTCGGTGCCGACGTACTTGCCCTGCTTCAGCGACTCGACCTTGTTCTCGATCGCGACGCGCTTGAAGCGCACGAACGCCGGGCGCTCCTCGCGCTCGCTCACCGCTTGGACGATGCTCACGGTTTCCCCCTATGCGAAAAGAGGCCGGGGCTGTGACACCCCGGCCATGGTGGCTGCGATGCCGTTAGGCGACCGCGGAACTGGTGCTCGGGTACTGGATGTAGCCCGCACCGAAGCCCGTGTAGGTGCCCGTCAGTGTGATGCTGCCGGTCGCGGTGCTGTTCTTGTCGCCGAGCGTGCCGATGGCCGAGCCGGTGTAGATGGTCTTGCCATCCGGGTCCAGCTTCGCCACGACGGTCGAGGCCGGAACGCCGGAGCCCGAGAGCGCCATGCCGACGAACGCGCCGTCGTAGCCGTTGGGAACGAAGATCTTGCCCGTGCCGTTCTGCGTGTTCGCAGTCCAGGTGGTCGTGGCAGTCGCCGCCTTCAGGTTGTGGACGTTCACCATGCCCTTGAGCGTGGAGTACGCGCCGACCTTGCCGGCCGCGCCGATGCCCACGGTGGCGTCCGCCGCGACGGTCGCGCTCGTCTGATAGACGGCGCAGCCGACCAGCTGAATCCAGCCGTAGGTGCCCGACGCCATCGGCGCCATCGCGACGCCAAACGGCACGCCGAGAGAAGCCGTGTTCGGAAGCAGCGTGCCGAGGAACGTCGGGAAGGTGCCGACCACGACCAGCGAGCCCTTGAGGATCGCGTCGTTCGACTTGATGTACTGGAACACGCCATAGCCCCAGTACGGGTCGACCGCCTCGACCTGGTAGCCGAGCGGATGGCGCTGCGTGGTGTCGGGCGCGAACCAGTCGTTGAACGGCGTGGCGCCCGCGAAGTTGAGGGGTGCGAACATGTTTGTGTCTCCTATTCCTGTATGTCGCGGGCTGGCTTACGGGCAAATTACCGCTTGGAGCGCCCTATTGGTACAAACGAGGTTGCCCATCCAGATAATCGGCGTCACGACGCCGTGCTGGTTGAGCGGAACGCGGTCGTCCATCACTTCCATGTCCGCATCCTTGTGCACCACGAGCTCGAGGTAGTTCGTGTTGATGAAGTACATGTGGTTGACCGGGATGCCCGAGTTGCCGTCGTAGATCACGTCCGCGTTCTTGTACTTCAGCGCGACGAAACCCGCCGAGCCCTTGCCGGTATCGTTGTACCGCTTCAGGGAGATCTGCGAGGTCTCGAAGAACTGGTAGTAGTTGTTGTCGGCGACGATCAGGTCCACCTGGTCGTCCGGGCCGCGATCGGTCGCGAGCCACGCGGGCAGCATCAAGTCCTTCTCGATGGTGGTGGCCGACGGCGTGACCGACAGCACCGAGGCGTCGATCACGGTGTTCTGCCAGAACGGGAACGAGGACGAGTCGATGCCACCGACGGTGCCGGTGCCCGCGTCCGCGACCAGCGCCTGCAGGCCGTTGATCTGGTTCGTCAGGGAGCCCGACGAGTACAGGTCGCTCGAGAAGTTGTTGTTGAACGTGCGCAGCGCGTTCTTGATGCGGGCCTTGGCGAGATTGATGATCTTGCTGTCGCCCGAGTTGATGAGGAGTTCGCGACCCGACGCGACGACGTTGATCGCGATCTGGCGCCACTGGTACTCGGCGGCCGAGATGACATCGGACGCGCTGATGTTCAGCGTGTCCCAGTCGCTGTACCGCTGGTACGTCGAGTTCGAGGCGTAGTCGAGCGGCGCCGCGATGGAGAGGCCGCCATCTTCGGTGCGCTTGTTGCCGCGCTTCATCATGTACTTGAGCAGCGCGTTGCGGTTTGACAGGTTGTCCACGATCTCCCGACGATGCTTGCGGAAGGTCGTGGAGACGAGCTCGGTGAAGGTGCTGTTGGCCGGCATGGGAATGACTCCTGGGTGTTAGGTTGCCTGGCGCGACTTGATACGCTTCAAGTCGTCCATTAGGGATTCGTCGGAGAGGAACTTCCCTTTCGGCTCTGTCGGAGCGCGGCGGGACTCGACACCGCGCACGTTGGTCGCGGCGGGTCGGCGGGCAGTCTGCAACTGCTCCTGTGCGGCCTTCTTGGCGGTCTCCGCGGCTTCTGTCTGAAGGCGGGCCTGCTCTTTGGCGCGCGTCACCGGGTTGCTCCATACGGCGCGATCGTAGGCGTCCTTGAGTTCAAACCCCTGCTTCACCAGCAGCGCCATGTCGGACGCCACTTCGTTGAAGTAGATGTTCTCGGGGTCTGCCGCGAACGCTTCGACTGCCGTATCCGCTTCGACCTTCACCCGCTGTAGGCGAGCCTGGGTCTCCCGGTTGCGCTCCGATTCTAGCGCGTTGAGTCGCTGTTGCAACTCCTGCACGCGCGGGTCCACCGGCAACTGTTCGCCACCGTTCAGGGTGTCGGCCGTGTCATTGGCCCCGAGGATGCCGAGGTCGCGGCCGATCTGCATGAACGACTCCCTGCGCTGCTCAGGGCTGCCGGTCGACAGGTTGGCGTGCGCGGCCAGCATGTACTGGAACGCCTCGGTCTCGTTGATACCCTGCTGCTGCAGCAGCGGCCGGAACGGCGCCACCACGTCGTTCAGCTGCTTGGCGTACTGCGCGCCGGCCTTGTACTGCCCGAGGCCGTCGAGGAACTGCTTCTCGCGCTGGGTGTAGAAGTCCTGCGCTTCGGGCGGCAGCGTCTGCCAAATGGCGTGCTTTTCCTTCGGCCACGACTTCGGCGGCTCGCGCACGGCGGCCTGTTCGGCGGGCTTCTGGTCGGCGGCGACTTCTTCGCCTTCGCCTTCCGGCTCGTCGGCGCCTTCGGCTTCGGCCTGTTCCTCGCCAGCGTCGTCGGTCTCCGGCTCCTCGCGCTCGTCCTCGTCAGGTTCGGGGCTGGTGAAGCCCAAATCGCTACCGATTTCCGAAACGGCCGAGTCGAGGTCGAAACCGCTGTCGGCGGTGTCGTTTTCCGGGGGCATGGTCAGTCTCCTAGTGTGAAAGGGGCGCGATCAGCGACCCGTTTGAAGTTCCGCGCTCCGGTGTCGCCGTCGCGCCAGCGTCGAGTTCGGCCTGCAGCTTCTCGCGCTTGCGGGCGCCCATCGACTCAATCTCGGCTTCCACCGTCGATTCCAGCTTGCGCTCGAGCGCTGCGTTCTCGCGCTCGATGCGCCGGTGGTAGTCCTTCTTCATCTCCGGGTCGTATTCTTGGCAGCCGTTGCGCGCGAGGTCGTCGCGGCGCTGCGCCCAAGACGTGATTGGGCGCCCGTCGATCGGACTGTCATAGCGGCACTCGCGCTGCACGTAGCCCCAAGTCGGCGTAATCACTTTGCGAGCCACCTTGCCGCACTCGCAGGTCTGCGGATCGGCGTACTGCGCCACGGGCAGCACCCGGTCGAAAGTTGCGCCGCACTGGCACTCGTATTGGTAGGTCGGCATAGCTCCCTCAGAACAGCATCATTTCTTCGTCGTCGTCGGCAATTTCTCGACGGCGCTCCTCGGCCCGCCACGCCTGTAGGATGCGCGAGACGGTCGCCAGGTCGCGTGCCGCGGCGTTCCAGTCGGTCGCACCATCCGGTGCCGTGAACGCGGCCACGTCCGGCGGCGCGGTGTCGAGCTTCTGCAGTTCGGCGTACACGTCGCGGATGACGGCCGGCTCCGCGAAAGCCTGCCGGACATCCTTGGCGTACTGCTTGAAGATGTCCTTGCGCTTCTTCTTCGGCTCGGTTTCGTCCCACCACTTTGCCTTGCCGCCGCCCATGCCGCCGCCGCCGACGTAGGACGACGGCGTGACAACAGGCGGTGTGA